GCCTTGATGCTATGGAGGTTCACTTCCTTTCTGAGCGTGCAGTATGCACTTTAGGAGCGAATAACTTCTTTATCTTCGAGCAATAATATATATATGATAATGGGGCGGGGGATACTCCCTCGCCCTTTTATTTTTTCTTAATTTTAATTTAATCCTTATGAAGAACAAACCCGTTTTAAAAGACCGTTCGTACAAACTAGCGAATAATGCGGCACCCCTCTCTACTTATATTAGTCCCGGAGGAAACAAAAGACAACCTATGCTTCAATTTGATGAAGACAAAGGTGAAAACCGAGAGATACGTTATGCAGCAAATCAACAATCTATTTATGTAGATGAGCAAGACGGCCACGTAGTAGTGGAACCTATTGTTTTTATTGATGGCATGCTACAAGTACCTAAAAATAATCCTGCTTTACAGAAGTTTATGCATCTTCATCCTTTAAATGGAAGAAGGTTCTCAGAAATCAATCTTGAACGCGATGCCGCAGAAGAGATGGAAACTTTAAACTATGAAGTAGACGCTTTAATTGAGTGCCGTGCATTGAGCATTGAGCAATCAGAGAATGTAGCTCGTGTAATGTATGGTATAGACCCATCTACATTAACTACAGCTGAGTTACGTAGAGACCTTTTAATTCAGGCTCGCCATGACCCACAGAGGTTTTTAGAAATTGTTAATGACCCGCATTTAAAGTTGCAGTCGAATATTCAAAATTTCTTTAACAAATCTCTTTTAACTCACCGACGTAATAAATCTGAGGTATGGTTTAATACATCTCAGACTAAGAAAAGAATGATTACAATTCCTTTCGGAGAAGAGTCTTTGTCTGCATGTGAGTCATACTTTATTACTGATGATGGTGTTGAAGCTTTAAAGATGTTGGAAACATACCTATAGGTTTACTACATATAGAACTAAAGGGGACGCAATTTGCGTCCCTTTTTTTATGCGTATATTTGGTTTTTATTAATCATCTAATTTTTTAAAGATGCAAAAGTACCTTAAATTTAACACTGCCGCAGGTGTTCATAACGTTCCCGTAGGGAGTGGCTTATTTGCGGATAAAATTGCAGTGGATGGAGTTCTTGAGCTAAGACTCTACAACCAAAATGCTTTTTTATATCACTATAAAATAGTAAGTACACAAGACAATACAGCAACCGCAGTATTGCTTGTAAATATTAACACAGCTTTAGAAAGAGCTTCTGCAACTACTTGGCAAAACTCTGAAGTTGAAGTTCAAATACCTTCAGGAGCAGAGATATCTTCAATCGCATTAACTGTATTCCCATGATAAAATATATTCGTATAAAAATAGGCGCTTCTAAGCAAGCGCTAATACCTGTAGGCCAAGGGTTATTCGTTGAACTTGCAAGCGCAGGTGAGGTTAAAATCTATAGCTCTGATGACGCTACCTATCACTACTCTGTTACTAACACCGATGATTTTACTTTTGCCATGGTTTCAGCTATCCAAGCTGCATGTGTACAAGCTGCTCAAACAAGTTGGACACGACCTGTATGGGATGTAGCTGTCCCTATGGGAGAAGAGGTTGATGATGTAATAGTTACTGCATTTGCATAGTACTTATTGACAATACATATTAGAAAGGAGCTGCTATTAGTGGCTCTTTTTTTTTGTCTATCTTTGAGGAAAGGTTTACTCATGATAAATTCCGTTAGAAACACAGTGTTGTCCATACTCAATAAGAATAATTATGGGTATATATCTCCGGCAGACTTTAACTTGTTTGCTAAACAAGCACAGCTTACAATTTTTGAGAACTATTTCTCAGACTATAATAACGCTTTAAACAAAGAGAATAAACGCACCTCAGGTACTGAGTATGCTGATGCCTCTAAGAGCATCTCAGAGTCTATAGACATCTTCTCTGTTACAAATGACTTGTCTATTGTTACTGCGGGAGCTAATGTATATAACCTTCCTTCTATAGCAACTACTTCAGATGACTTTTATCTTTTAAACAAAGTCTTATGCTTTACCGCTGCTTCGGTATTTACAGGAGAAGCCGAGGCTGTTACACATAGTAAAATTACTATGCTAAATAACTCTATGTTACTAGCTCCTACTACAGCTTTCCCGGCTTATACTATTGAAGGCAATCTTTTAACTGTTTTCCCTGCTACTATTAATGCAGCTAATCAAGTAGAAGCGCAATATATCCGCTATCCTTTTGACCCCAATTGGACATACTCTGTAGTTACAGGAGGAGAGCCTATGTATAATCCCAACCAAGCTGACTTTCAAGACTTTGAGCTTCCTATTGATGATGAGCCGCAGTTAGTAAATTTAATCCTACAGATGTGTGGAATGTCTATTCGTGAGGCTGATGTATATACATATGCACAGACTGAAGAAACTCAAAACCTTCAACAACAAGCATAATGCCGTATATCACAGATTATAATTATTACGAGAATGAAGGTGCTAATCCTACTAATGAAAATTGGGGGTCATATCAATTTGTATCCTTGTCTGATATTGTAAACAACTTTATGTTGGTTTATAGCGGAAATCATTCTCTTGTAAATAACGAAGATAGATTTAAAGTTCTCTTCCATGCTAAGAGAGCTATCATGGAGCTCAATTACGATGCCTTTAAAGAGGTTAAAATCCTTGAGCTATCCGTAGGAGACTCTTTGAGATATATCCTCCCTCAGGACTACGTTAATTGGGTTCGTATTTCTTTATATGAGAACGGCACACTATTTCCCTTAAGTGAGAATATCCAAACAAATTGGAGTAATGCCTATATACAAGACAATGATGCAAAGATTTTATTTGACCAAGATGGAAATGTCTTAAAGCCTGAGTTTTCAGATATGTCATATCAGCGTATTATAGGAACTAAGAAAAGCATATATCTTAATGCTAATAACCCTTACAATGGAATTGAAGGATGGCAGTATGACGGAAATTGGTACTTTGATTATCAAATTGGTGCTCGTTTTGGTTTGAATCCGGAGACTGCTAATGTTAATCCAACATTCTCAATAGATAAAAAAGGTGGTGTAATTAATTTTAGTTCTGTAATGAATAATAAGTTAGCAGTACTTGAGTATGTATCTGATGGTATGGAAAATGGTAATGATGCTAGTGTAACTGTTAATAAGCTATTTGAAGAGTTTGTGTATTCATATATTCGTTACTCTATCCTTAACTCAAAATTGGGTGTTCAGGAGTATATTGTAACGCGAGCTCGAAAAGAAAAAGGGGCATTACTTCGCAATGCTAAAATTCGTCTAAGTAATATTCATCCGGGCCGTTTGTTAATGAATCTTCGTGGACAAAATAAATGGATAAAGTAATATGGCAAGTACTGTAAGAAATTTCATTGCGGGTCGCATGAATAAAGTCGTGGATGAGAGACTTATCCCTAACGGAGAATATATTGATGCTTTAAATATCCGACTTGGGTCTACTGAGTCTTCTGAGATAGGGTCTGTAGAGAACTCTAAGGGGAATGACAGGCTTACCACTCTTGAGTATATAGATGGGACAGTTTTAAGCGATGACGCTACATGTATAGGCGCTTATGCTGATGGAGAGCAAGAGACTATGTATTGGTTTGTCCATGATGAAAGTTTTACTGTAGGAGCTACAGGGAAGTTGGACCTTATTGTTTCTTATAACACCACAACTTTAACACTTACCTATCACGTTATTAGTATTGACGATGGAGGAGGTGTTAACACTACTCTTAATTTCTCTAAGACATATCTTATTACAGGGATTAATTTAATAGATAACCTGTTATTTTTCACTGACGATTTAAACCAACCTAGGAGGATAAATGTCAATAAAAACTATGCTGACCCTATATCGAACATAGATGTTTTTTCTGCTGAGGATATCCTTGTTGTAAAAGCACCTCCTATTGCTGCGCCTACTATCGCTCCTTTTAATCTCCAAGGAGAAGATAACTTTTTAGAAGACCGACTTATCTCTTTTGCGTACAGATATAAATATGAGGACAATGAGTACTCTGCTATATCACAATTTTCCGCTCCTTCCTTTATCCCTGAGCAGTATGATTTAAGCGACGAGTCTTACTTAAATGAGGGGATGGTAAACTCCACTAACGCATGTATGATAACCTTTCGCACCGGAGGGCCTTTAGTAGTTGGTATAGACCTTCTATTCAAGGAAATGTCTACTGATATTATCAAAGTTATAGAGAAGATAGACAAAGCAAATGATGGTATTCCGAGTAATGTTTTTGAAACATTTTCATTTTCTAACAGCAAAATTTTTACTGTACTTCCTTCTTCTGAGATACTTCGACTGTATGACAACGTCCCTCTTTTAGCTAAAGCACAGACCGTTATGGGCAATAGGCTCATGTACGGAAACTATGTAGATGGATGGGATTTAAAGAGAGGGAGTTCGCCCACTCAATTTAACTATAGCACAGAACTTATTAGTAAGCCGATTGGGTTTAAAGAGCTTTCCTATACCCGACAAAGTTCTCAATATACTTGGGGTCTAACTCCTCAGAATATAACTAATTCACAACTAAACCTTGACCTTAGTGAAGCTGTTGGATTTTTAAAATCAGGTTCTACTATAAATCTCAATCTTGCTTTTAATCACTCTATCTTTGCAAATGGAAATCCCACAAACTCACCTATTGAAGTCACTACAGATAGTCAGTTAGATTTTTTATATACCCTTACTCAGGATTATAATTCTGTAACTGAGTTATATCAGAGTGTTGACTTCCAAACTAAGGTAGGTCTTGCATCAAATATCCTTCCTGTATATCACGCTACTGACCCTACTTCATGTGATGGATTTACTTTAACTGACCTTTTTAATTGTACTATACCTAATAGCTTATCGGGGGGAATCCCAACACCTATGTACAAGCAGGCAAGCGGTATAACCGCTGCAGGAGAACCTGTACTAGCTACTCATGCAAACGGAAGTAATGTTATTAGCTTTCAGTTTCCTGCCATGAAGTTTGTAGATATTCCGGCAGGTGGGGGATGGGCTTCTATTATTGAGTACTATACTGTTAGTGCTATTAGAACCACTTTCTCGGCTCTTGGAAGCCCTAAGAGCCTCCATAGTAACCGAGGATATGAAATAGGTATGGTGTATATGGATGAGTTCAATCGTGCCACTACAGCCTTAGTAAGCCGCAACAACACCATTCATGTTGGATGTAGTACGTCTTCTGATAAGAATCAAATTAAGGTTACTATACCAATAACGCAGGTAGCTCCTGATTTTGCCAAGAGATATAAGTTTGTTATTAAACCTGATGAAGCGTCATACAACACTGTATATACAAGTATATTTTTCTATGATACAGTAACGGCAACTGATTACTTCTTACTTCAAGGAGAGAACTCTGCCAAGATAGAGGAAGGTGATAGGCTTATTGTTAAAAAAGATATTAATGGACCTTTAAAATCTTGCACTTACGCTACCGTACTTGAGAAAAAAGCACAAGAAAAGGATTTTATTACACCTACAGACTCTGCAGGCGTAGCTATTCCCGTTCCTCAAGGGGTATATATGCAGATGAGGAACTCTGAATTTAATAGCTCTTTAATAGATGATTCCGTCTTGGTTTCTAAGGAAAATAAGGATTGCGTTACGGTTGGTTATGCCGAATTTACAAATTATTTTTCTGTGAATACATCTACCCCTAATGGTGGTGGGATTTATCCTATTTATAATATCCCTTCAGGAAGTTCTATAAATTTAAAATTTGAGTTCTCTAGACAAGGAACCGGAGATGGAGATGAGGCGTGTGAAAGAAGGATATATAAGTTTGATAAAACGTACACTTCTAGCGAAACATATGCTAATATAATTGATTGGTGGGAGGGAGATAATGTAGCGGAAACTCTTGATGATGGACAGCAAGAGGTAGGAGCGTCGGACGGTGCCGAACCTATTGAAAATTTATATGTAACTCCTGTTTTAACAGTTGCACCTGTTTCCTTTATGGATTATTATGGATTGAATGGTAGCCTTTATACAAATTACTATAGATGGTTTATGGATAGTGGGACTAATGAGATACGTTTAGCTATTACAGGGACGGCAGCATGTGGGTCTAATGACGATAAGCAGTCGTGTATAAAGAGTAAGATAACTGTTATAAGAGCCAATAATACTATCGTCTTTGAGACAGAACCGATGGATGCTTTACCTGATGTGTGGTATGAGTCATCTGAATCGTATTCTATTGATGCTCTTGGAAACCATAGCGGGAATATTACTAATCAGGATATTGCAGGTGATATTCCCGGAGTAGTTGACACCGCTTTCTTTAATTGTTTTGCTTTCGGAAACGGAGTAGAAAGCTATAAGATTCGTGACTCTATGGCAGGACGACCTCTCGCTCTTGGGAATAGAGTTACTGCAGTAGCTGCTCAAGACTTTAAAAGAGCAGACAGATATGCTGATATGACATATAGCGGGGTTTTTAATAATGAGTTTAACTTAAATAGATTAAATGAATTTAACCTTGGTCTTGCTAACTTTAAACCTTTAGAAGAGTCTTTTGGTCCTATCGAAAAGATGGTGGCTCAAGATACCAATATCCTTGTCCTTCAAGAAGATAAGATATCGTATGTCCTTGCGAGTAAGAATCTTATATCCGATTCTACCGGAGGGGGTGTTGTCGCTTCAGTTCCTCAAATTTTAGGAACACAGATAGCTAGAGTAG